TGCTCCTTCAGCTTCGCGAGCTGGGCCTTGATCTCATCCGGAGAGTACTTGTCGAGCTGCGCCTTGAACGAGTCGATGATGTTTCCCACTGTCCTGACTCCTTGCGGCTCTCACCGCTTTGGTGGGGCTGTGCCCCGGTGAACGAACTGCACGCTTGTCGATGAACCTTCGATCGAGTATGTCCTATTATACCCCAGCTAATTTTGGAAATCAACGGGGCACGTAGCCTTACGTGGGCGTCCCGGCCTCCTCATCGGAGATGAGCGTCACATTGACGTGGCGGATGCCATACTCCGTGGCATCCGGAGGCGTTAGCGTCGACTCAATCACCTGCCGCATCTCCTCGGAGTCCGCAGCGTAGGGCGATGCGTTGTCGACCTCGACTTCAACCTGGAAGAGGCGTCTGCGCAGCATCACAGACTCCGCAGGAGCTGCAGCTCCGCGAGGCTGAACTTCCTTCCGAGCTCGACGAGCAGCGTGCGCGCCTCCTCAGGCAACGCCAGCCAGGTGATGACAGGCAGGAGCGTTCCGCTCTCGATCGGAGGCGAAGCCTTAGGCGAAGCCTTAGGCGGAGCCGAGCCATTCGGCCGGCGCTTCCACCCGTGCCGCGGCAAGATCGCCTTCACCTTCTCGACCAGAGCGGACCGATTCTCCGCCAGGATCACGTAGCGCGAACCCTTCTTCTCATGTTCCAGCTTGCCCGCAGCCGCGAGCCTCGCCATCGTCGACTTCGAGCAGCCGACGACCTTCGCGGCCTGTGTCGTTGTAAAGCGTTTCACGGAACTCTCCTTTCGGGTCCTTGAACCCTTGTCGGTGAACGTCGCGTCGCGTCGCGTGTAGCGGATCCCTACTCCGTAGCCTCTTCGATCGTGACGCGGATTCGGCGGACGCCGTCAAAGTGGGCCTTCGGCACGTAGAACGACGGCTTGAACTTGTCGGCTACGCCAGCGGTCCCCGCCTCGAAGTCGAAGCGGTTCGAGTGCTTCTTTGGATCCGCGAGCCTCATCGTGAACACAATCTTCTCAGACATCACCCACAACCTCCTGGCAGAATTCTTGGAACGTGCCGGCGAACTGCTCTGCCCCATACCGTTCGCACAGCGCCTTGTCGGTCGTACAGAGCAGCGCAACCGAGGCAAATTGCGCTCTCCATCCGGAACGGTGCTCTATGCACCGCCCCCAGAATTTGATGACCCCGTAGACGACCCACGGGTTCACCTTGCCGAAGGTCGGGACGGTCTGCTCCAGCAGCTGATGCGGCTTCTTGAAGCTGTAGAACCCGCAGCCACAGAAGCGGTCCGGACAAGGGTGTGACACCGTCTCCTTCCCACAGTGCTCGCACGCGACGCGCGTCGTCCGGTTGCAGACCGCTTCATTCGTGCCCGGCAGCCAGATGAAGCCGCCTCGAGCGAATGCGTGGAGCTCGAGGCGGACTTGACTCCAGGCGCGGAGCCCCATCAGTGCCTGGAAGTAGTCAGGAACGGGCTGGGACACCGACAGGCTCCTCCTGCGGGGCAGGCTGCGGTTCTTCTCGCGACGGAGCCTCCGTAGGCTCCGCCACAGGCTCGATGATCACTTCGCGTAGCGGTTCGTCCAGGTTCATCTGCTCCTCCTTACGGTTCATAGCGTGGCATCACCACGACGATCACGCGCCGGTCCTCGGTCCGGAGTCGTCGTAGTCTGGCTCGTAGCCTGCCTTCATCGCCCGGAGCTTCTCCAGCTGTGCCTTGACCGCCTCCGGCGTCAGCTTGTCGACCTCCGTCCTGAGAGCGTCGAGCACGTCTGGCGGCTCAGGCTCCAGGCCGACCAGCCGCTTCGCTTCCTGGACCGTAATGCTGCGCGGTGCTCCGTCGAGCACCCAGCCAGACATGCCAACGATCAGCACTGGCCACGGTCCCCTCACATCAACGTACGCTTTCATCTGCTGCCTCCCTCGGTGCCAATGGTAGGAACGCGCGCTCACTGTCCGGACCCCACTTCGGATTCGGCATTGGGGTCTTCACCTTCATGAGCTTCACGCTGCAGGTGGGGCACCCGGCCACCCGCTTGATCATCGGAACGTAGAAGAGCACCCTGCGAATACGCGTACCACCGGGGGTCTTCTTCCAGCGTCCGACGAGCTTCCATCGACCTACGTGAATCTCCACGGCCGCCCGAAGCGTCACCGCGGAGCCGCAAGCCGGGCAGCGAATGCTGACCGGTGCATGCCGTACACTCTTATCAAACGTGTATGTTGAAATCGCCATGATCTATTATACTACACTAAGGTACGGCAAAGCAAGGGTCTTGTACCCGTCCGGATGCTTCGCATGGCGTAGCGGCGGGCGGCACCCTACTCCGTGGGCTCGGCGGCTGCGGCCTCCGCCAACTTCTCCAGCAGGCTCTTCACCTTCGGTGCAGGAGCGGCGACCGGTGCAGCGGCCGCAAGCTGCCTCCGAATCTCCTTCATCGCGTCGGATCTCTTGCGGCGGTACGTCGTCTGTGCGGCCTTCACCTTCTCTGCGTTCGCTGCCCTCCACCTCTTCATATACTCTGGCGTGCCCGACGGAATGCCAAAGGCACTCTTCTGCGGATGCCTCTTCCGCGTCCCAGAGAAGCTCCGAATCGCCAGGACAACATTCTCCTTCGTCTCGTTCGTCCAGTCACCATCCTTCCAGTGCGGGAAGGCCGACGCATCGTCCCACTCCCCGAACATATACTTCGCGAGCAGCCGCAGGACGGTCACCGTTGTTCCGTCCGGCTGCACTGCGAGCCTGGACATCGTCCAAGCGTTCCGTCGGCTGATCGGATCGAGCAGTCGATACTCTGCCAGCAGCGGATCCGTCCTGAAGACGATCGGCTCTGCCTTGACCACCACCACAGGTTCCATCTATCCTCCTCCTGGCGAAGCGTTGCCAGTATGGTATATTATACCACACATTGTGTTGGAAATCAACCGTCAAGTCATCGCGTCCGCGAGAAGTTTGGTTGCCTAGCCCGAACATCAAACACTGCCCATCCTATCCCATTGAAAACAAAGGCTTTAGAAGCGTTCCGCACCCCTTACATGCCATGCCAGGCACCTAAAATCAAAAAAGAGACGGGGGATACAGCTCACGGAGAGAGCACACGATATAGAGGAGAGAAATATTGGACTAATACATATACTACTCCTTGGTCCCTCCCCGTGGTCTGTAGTTTTATTTAGCTGAATGCAAGGCAGAATCTGGGGTCCGAACAGATCTAAGTCGTTTAGAATCAATGGGTTAAGACGGGCAAGTAATCGTGATTGGGCTGGAGTTCGCACCGAAATTAACGCGACTCTATTGAGCAGTTTCACCACGAACGTCTGAGCGTTGACTTCACGTACTTGGAGAACGACCAAGAGAATCCAACGCCGAAAGTTCGTGCCTCCTTCCTCCGTGGCATCGCCTGTTGCTCTGGGCGCAGCCTCCGCAGAGTCGGGTCCTCTGCGGCGAGGCCCGGCCCGGGGCGGGGCGGCTCTGTCGCATTGGCCTGCCAGGCAGACGTATGGCCAGGAGCGGTCGATCAGCCTCTCACCCTAAAAAACGAAGAAGAGGAGGAGGAGCCGAAGCTCCTCCTCCCTCCCCCGCTCCGCAGCTACTTACCCTGCGGCTTCGGCGTCGCGATCTGACGATCGGCGCGATCCCCGCCGCTCTTGGCCAAGTGGGCCTTGTAGAGCCGGATCGCCTCCTTCGTCATGTCCTGCCGCTTCGAGTTCGACTGCTTCCGCCAAATGGTACCCTTGTACCCGTTGACGATGAAGCGGTACGCCTCAGCGGTGCCGCCGAGCTTCTTCCAGCCATCGGCGTGACCCTGCTCGAACGACGCGTACGGGAACGTAACCTGGTTGCTCATACACTCTCCTGACACGAACGACGAAACGGATAGGAAGCACCTATCCTTGCTGGGGCTAACCGCCCCGGGAGAAGCTCTCCGATGAGAGCTCTCCCCGCGCCGGTTAGTCTTCGAAGTACTGGTGGTGCAGGCCCTCCAAGTCCTTGTTCAGCTTCTCCTGGATCTCCGTCCGGAGGATCTTGATCTTCGTCTCTCCGTCGTCTTCACGGAAAGCCTTCATCACAAGCTGGCGACGCCTCGAATCCACAGCAGTGTGGATCCGACGAAACGCCTCTCTCCGGGCGAACTCTTCGACGAGCGCTCTTCTGACCTTCGGCATGTTAGTCTCCATCCTCCCCTCTCTCGATTGTCGTGTACGCCGGCTGGAGACGAGAGTAGTTCTCCATCAGGCGATCGTGGACCGACGGGAGGATCAACTCACGCTCCATCAAAACCTCCTCGCCGCTGCTATGCAGGCCGCAGCCGCCTTCGACGGAGCCATTCCGTCCTTCCACGCTCGCTGGAAGTCCCAGTCAGGAAGTGCTTCGGAATCGATCCCGAGCTTCCTGATGATGTACGCCTCAACGCGACGCTTCCACTCTTCGAATGTCATCTCTCCTCCTACAGCAGCTCGATGATCTCGCGGATCTCCGAGGCTGTGACTCCGCCGAACCCTGCTCGCAACGCGGAGTAGAAGTCGAGTCGCAACTCCTCTCCGGCCTTCTCGAAGCTGACGGCGTAGCTTCTCCAAGGTCCTGACGTGATCACCACCCTCTTGTGGTTGAAGGGCTTGCCCATCTCCACCTTCTGCTGGATCCAGCCCTTGACCCAACTCTCGAAGTAACCGTCGTAGTCCGACTTCACAACAACGTCCATCACACACCTTCCTTCTGGAGGCTAAGCCCTCCACTGGAGGGATGAAGCTTACGCCTCATCCCTCCTAGCAGTGCTTAGCGCTCCTGGTCCTTGCGGTGCCAGGCGAGCTCGATCTCCTGCTGCTTCGTCAGCGGGATCACGAGCTTGTTCGCGAACTTCCCGTCGCCGACGCTACGCACGACGAGCGCGTAGATCGGTTTCTTGGGATCTTCGATCTGTAGCTTTGCCATGTCTCTCACCTCCTTTCAAGGCGAGAAGGGTTGACGATCGACGACTAGACGACGATGCGAAGCTCGAGGCCTTCGGATCCTTTCGGAGCGGCCAGCTCAAGCTTCTTCACAGGCTTCTTACCGACGACGACGACGACGTCCGGTCGAGCATGTGCATCAACGAGCTGAAGAGCATCGTTGACTTGCTTTGCGAACTCGCGGAGTTCCATCTCACTTCCCTCCTTTCCGGGTTAGACAACCCTGAGATAGGATCTCATCAAGATCCCACCTCACGATCTTCTAAGGGAACAAACCTAAGCCGATCGCAATGCCCAAGGTAACTCCTGCAAGGACCAAAGTCAAGATCGAAACGATGTCTTCTCTCGTCATCAGTTCATCCTCACCTTCTCTTCATCCTCAATCAGATGATCCAACGAAACCAAGTACGTCTGCATCTCAATCCTCACACTCGACCACCAATCATTCTTCTCCTCTCTCCTAACCACCTCAGTGTACCAACCATCCACTTCCCTCTCCACCTTCCTCAACTCATCCAGCCTCATACATCCAACCTCCTTCATCCAACAACAACCATACACTACTCTAGACCCCCCATACCCCCAGACACAATTTTCAAATTCGGCTATATACGGCCTTCCCCAAACGTCGGGGGTTTTTGCGTTGGAAGGTCAAAGATCAGGCTTCGCCAGGAACAATGGCCCGTTGCTTTGCAGCCCGCGGCTCCGGTATAATGAGGACAGAATGACTGCTGTCGCTGGGCCTTCTCCGTCGGCAATGTCCGCGTTGGGCGAGGAGACGTATGGCGCGGCGATACGCCCGGCCTGGAAGCTCGTGGCTGCGCTCCGGGCGGATGAACCGACGATTACTTTTGGGGAGCTTGCGAAGCGCCTCGCGGTTAACATCAATACGGTTCGCCGTTGGGCAGAGGACCCGGACTACCAGCGCTACGAAGACTGGGTGCTGCGCCGGGTTTATGATGGCGTTGCTGCGCCGGTCGGCCGCGTAGACGTCTCCAGCCGCTTCGAGGAGGTCGCACCGGAGATGCAGGACCGCCTGCTGAAGATCATTGAGATGACGAATGATCCGAAGCTGGAAGCCGAGCTGTGTCAGGATATGCTAGACAGGGCGGGCTACGCTCCGCAGAGGAAGGTGGCGGCAGGCGGGGTCCGAACTGTTGTGCTGACCGGGGAAGCAGTCGAAGTTTTCATGCGGCGAGCCCGTGAAGCTGGGCTCACGCCAAACACCCTCGAAGGCGAGCTTACGGAGCTGGGCCCAGACAGTCCGCCGTCCGACTCCACACCCACAGAGCAGGGTGCCGCTACGGCCAACGTCTGATAGGAGGAGGAGGAAGAATGGAACCGAAGCACGATGCGCGAAGCGAAGCGAAGGAAGCGGCCGAGGAGCCTGTGACGGTGCGGCCCGACTCGCAGCGGATCCCACCGCTGACGAAGGAGGAGCAGGCCGCGGTGCGAGTCACGGAAGCGCAGGTTCGGCGTGCCGCGACGGAGTCGACGGCAAGGCCCGCACCGGACCACGATTTGCCTTCGGCGAGGCCTGGTGCGAAGCCCGATCACAGCCTGCCGGAGCCGCCGGAGGCGAAGCCGAAGCGCTAGCTGACGCCTCGCATTACGGAGTAGAGGATCCGCTTGGACATCTTGACGCGGGACGCACAACGGGAGCGATTTGCCGACCTGGGGCTAAAGCTCCCGACGGAGTCGAGGGCGGACGAGCTCTACGAGATGAACCCGGTGAATGGCGCGAAGAGCCTCTACGTCCTCTCGACGGCGATCCTGAAGTGGGATAAGATTGAGGTGGTCCCGCACCGTGAGATTTGTGAATTCGTTCAGCGAGTTCCGAAGAGCCGCAAGGTCTGCCTGGTGCCCCGGGACACGTTCAAGTCGACGATAGGCAGCAAGAGCTTTCCCATCTGGGTCCTGATCCAGGACATGTTCATGGGCCTGCCGGGCCGCGAGCATCGCATCCTCCTCTGGAGCTTCGCTCAGGCGAACGCCTCGAAGCAGATTCGCAGCATCCGCCAGCAGATTGAACGGAACGAGACCCTCCGCTGGCTTTATCCCGAGATCATCCCGGATGTGAGCCGGACGACGTGGTCCGATACGAACCTCCTGTTTCCGAGGGAGGGGATGTATGGCGAAGACACGATTGAGGCCGCCGGGATCGATACCCACATCGTCTCCCGCCACTACACGCTGCAGATCAAGGATGACCTCGAAGACGAGCAAGGGATGCTGTCGCCTGCGGTCCGTCAACGGATCAAGAATGGCTACCGCGCTGCCGAGGCCCTCTTCGTCGAGGAGCAGACGGCCTACGACCTCCTGATCGGTACGCGGTGGGGAGTCGACGACCTCTACTCGGAGATCATCGCGAACGAGTCGGAGACGTACGAGTTTATGGTCCGGCCGATCCGGTGGACCCGAGAAGACCTGCTCCGCGACCGCCGCGAAGCCGAGGAAACGCAACGGCCTCCCGTCTGGGGGATGGACCCCGACGTCTACGCGCCGGATGCAGATAAGAAGTATCTCTTCTTCCCTCGTCTGTTTCCGGAGGAGAGCTGCGACCGCCTCATGCGTAAGCAGGGCCAGTTCATGTTTTCGATGCTCTACATGAACAACCCGAAGGATCCGGCGCTTGCAGAGTTCGCCGAGAGCGACATCGGCTGGTTCCGCTTCAACCAGGACGGCGATCTCGTGATCGACCACCACAATGGAGAGGTCGAGACCCTCGACTTCGACGCGCTCAAGCGTGTTCTCATGTGGGATCCGGCGTCGGGCGAACGGGACGTGAAGCGGAACGCCCGCAACGCCATGGTGGTCATGGGTCAGGACACGCGAGGTCGCCTGTTCGTCCTCGACGCTTTCGCGGAGCGACGCAACCCGGCCTTCCTCTACGCCAAGTTCATCGGCCTCCATCAGCGGTTCAAGTGTCATAAGGCGGGGATTGAAGCCGTGAACTTCAGCCGCACGCTCAAGTTTCCGCTGTACAAGGAGCAGATTCGTCTAGAACACCGCTTTCCTGTCGTCGACCAGACGCCGGTCGGGGATAAACATGCCCGGATCCGCACCCTTGCCCCGTATGTCGAGGGCCATGACTTCTTCATCCGGCGAGGCCTCCGTGACTTCTTCGAAGAGATGAAGGGGTTTCCGACGTTTGCCACGGTGGACCTCCTCGACGCAGGCACCGCCTGCCTGGATCTGCTGGGCACCGCCGCTGCAATTGTCCCCTCGATCACGGCGCATCGGGCCGAAATCGACCATGCCCGGCGCCTCGCGACGCGCAGCACCGTGACGGGCTACTAGCCGCAGAGCAGAGGATCCGTGTAACGTGTCCGCTCGAACACGAACCGCCCGCAGGGAGGAGATTCCCAAGATGCCGAAGGTCAAAGCTAGGAGAAAGCCAAGGCTGCCGAAGGCGGCGGCTTCGCCGAAGGAGGAGGTGCTGCATGCCGAGCCGAAGTCTCAAGAACAGGCGTCGCGGAGGGTAGGGAGCATCCTGAACAAGCCGATGCCGGGGTTTCGATCAGCCCCCGGCATCGCGCGTTTGACGGAAGGCTCCGCCAGGGGGCCACGCTCCGTAGGGTAGAGGATCCGTGCCGATTCAGTCGCGAAACGTTGAGTTCGACGTCCCGCAGCAGGAGGAGGAGTTCCTGCAGAGGGTCGACGACTCGCTCCGGCAGGCGCTGGACGTGCACGATGCCTTTGAGGCGAGGCTCGCTCGCTTCAAACGGGCGTATAAGGCCCTGCCGGAGCAGGTGAAGAAGACGTTTCCTTGGGACGGGGCTGCGAATATCGTGATCCCCTTCGTGGGCGTGGCCGTCGACGCGATTGTAGCGAAGGAGATGGCGGCGATCTTCTCGGCGCCCAACTTCGCCGAGGTGCAGATTAAGAATCCTGCCTGGGAGAGCGCAGAGAAGAAGATCCGCGAGTGGGTCGACGCGTTCATCGCGAATTCGGGGGCCCGCCACCGCCTGCGAGAAATCTTCCATGACAGCGCGCAGGACGGCGACGCGTTCGTCGAGCCGCGGTGGGTCGAGGAAAAGCGGCTTTGGCACACGTTCGACGCCGACGGGAATGTGATCGAGCAGAACGTGCCGGCTTATACGGGGGTCCGCTTCTTCACAATCTCCTCCGACTCCGTGATCACCCCGCAGGGCTACGACTCGTGGGACACGCTGCCCTGGTTCGCGACCCGCCACATCTACACCTGGGACGAGCTTCAGCAGCTCCAGATGGAGGGGCAGCTCGAATACATCGACAAGGTGAAGAAGCATAGTGTGGAGCGGAAGGATCGGCGGTACGCCGTCGTCCAGGAGGCGCAGGGAGTCAGCGGGGGGATTGAGAAAACCTACACAGTCTACCAGATTCGAGGAAGGTTCCTGATCCCCGTCCCTGGCAAGGACGAGATGGTCTTCGAGGAGCTGATCCTCATCTACTCGCTGGATGCCAGGTGCTTCCTCCGGAAGATCTACAACCCCTTCTTCGGGAAGTTCCGTCACTTGGTCAAGGTTCCCTTCCTCGTCCAACCTCACGAAGTCCGTGGGATGGGAGTTGCGGAGCAGGTGATCCCGTTCCAAGAGCTGGCGTCGACGGCATACAACCAGGTCGTCGATGCGGCGACAGCCGCGAACGCCGGGATTATCGTGACGGATCCGGAGTCGAGTATTGCCCGGGATCAGACGATCTTCCCAGGGAAGATTGTCGTCTCCGAGCAGCCGGATAAGACGAAGATTATCCATCTGTCGGAGCCGTCACATGCGTTGCAGCTGGTCGTGGACTTCGCGGGCCGCATGCAGCAGGTGCGAAGCGCCGTCTCCGACTACAACCTGGGCCTGGAGTCGACTGTTGTGGGCTCGCGTGCGACAGCGACGGGCACCACGGCCCTGATCGGCCAGGGACAGATGCGGTTCAACGTGAGCATCGACGAGATGCGGGTCGCCATCGAAGAGCTGATCTACCTGACCATCCAGCAGGAGCAGCAGTTCCGGCCTGAGGGCACTCCGCTTCCGAGCGGAGAGACGCTTGTCTGGCCGAAGGAGGATCCGCGCCTTGCAATCGGGCTCCGGATCCGCCTCACCAGCGACCAGATCAACCGCGAAATCGAGATCCAGGGCTACCAGGTCCTCTTCACCATCCTCAACGAGTACTACGCCCGCTTCATGCAGGCCGTCAGCCTGATCATGAATCCGTCGTTCCCGGCGGGGATGAAGCTCGCCGCGATCCAAGTCATGAACGCGTCGCAGACAATCGTCAAACGGATGGTCGAGCGCTTCGACATCGAAAACGTGGACGAAGTCGTCCCATCCATCCTAATGGCCATGCAGGCGATGCTAG